GATTTCACCTTGAGCTTATCACCTGCGTCATTGAAGAAGATGTTAGGGAAACTACCTCTGATACGGATCAAGTGATCCCCAGCAGTTGCGAAGGTGTGCGTTAGGTTAGCATCATTGTAAGCTGTGACTGTAGATACAGAGCCATCGCCCCACTGAATACCAGCATTGAACGTACCTACGTTCTGACATGGGATCGTGAAGGTTTCATTGGCTGTTGTAGTAGTAACAGTCATTGCGAACTCATCTGTGAACGTAGGTGCTGATGCTGCAGCAATACCAGTGTCACTGATGTCTTCACCCCAGACTCGTAGCGACTTGATTGTGCCGCTGAATTTATAACCAACATCAAAATCTTCTGCTGACAACTCAGGGACACCAGCCTGAGACGCCGTTGCATATGTCCCTAAGTCGGTGCCAGAGCGCACTGTTGTCGATGTCGTAGCCAAAGCAAAGTTGAACGGGACGTTCAAACCCTCCGTATACTCTGGTGATGACAGAGTAGCGTACACAGGGGTGTCCGCTGTCTCAGACGATACTACGAACTTGCCTATTCTTGTGCTGTCCGTTCCGATGTACGCCCTCAACTTCTCGGTTTCACTAGCGTTGCTCCACCTCATGAATGTGACCTCATTGAAATCGTCAGTATCAGCATAAGTCATCTTGCCATCCATCTGGATAGACACAGAAAGAGGGTTGATCTCTTTGACTGAGATGTTGTCGAAGTCGGCATACTGTGTATCAGTGCTAGTGTTAGTCCAAACAGATATGTAAGTTGTTGTTCCAAGTGCTACAAAAGTCACTAGGTTACTACCTGATACTCCAGTTGTATCAGAAATCTCTGCACCGCTAGAGGTTGTTCCAATTTTAATCTTATTATTGTTTGATGTTCCCGCAGTGTAGTCCATTGACATGCTATACGTTTTGCCCACTACTGTCGTGAATGCTTGATATGCACGACCATAATTAACCCCACTATTTGCGACTCTTAATGTATTAGAAACTAAAGACAATGTTGCGTTAACGGGAGTCCACCCGCTTACATCAGTATCAAACGTACCATTCGTCACTAGCTCACCACCAATATACGTCGGTGTCTGGTAGTCAGGCATGTTAGCCGCAGCGACTGTTAGTGTCTCAGCAGCACGAGTAGCTGTAGCACCAGCCGTTGGGATGTAGCTTGATGGGGTTGAGCCTGCTTCGAGTTGTGCTGTGTAAACTGTGATGTATTCACCAGAGACTGTACTGTCTGGGCCAACCGCAAAACTAGTACCGCCAGTGAAGTTAGGCGTCCATGTCACTGATGTTTTGTAAACGCCGTTACCAAGAGCTATATGGCCACTTAATAAACCAGTACCTTTTGTTGTGCTGCTTGCCGTAAACACCCCAGCCGCACTGACAAGGAAAATACTACTGCCGATGCCCGTTTCATCAAGTCTGAAGCGCATCTTACCAGAAGTGCCAGCATTCCATATTAACGTGACAGTATAAGCAGAGCCGCTTGTAACAGACCCAAGCAAAGGCGTTCTAATCGTATCATCCACTGAACCTACCGAAGCAACCTTTACACCGTCAAATGCTCCAAGTACGTTGTCCGATTGGGCTGTAAGGATAGCCCCTGCAATAGCTACCCAGTTCGTACCTGTGTCAGGCTCTGAGTAGGTCACCAGATTAGTCCGAGCTTGACTCTCATGAAGGATGCCTTCGTTAACCCACTCATAGCCATCATAGATGTGGTGGCCTACACGAGGCATATAAACAGCAGCAGACGTAGTTGGGACGTAGCTGTCGCCTCTCTCTGGGTTGTCTACCATGCCGCCTAGGTCGTCACGATATAGGTGTGCGCCCCAGATCAGGACATCGCCTATGCAATCAGTGTCAATTCCATTTGATGCGTCCCGTGTGCCAATAGTACAGTTTATACTCGTTCCAGAGGCAAGACCACCTGTGAGGGTGACTAGCTGCCACGCATTAGTCAGAAGAACTTTTATTGACAGTCCAGAGTTCCAAACTACTCCGTCATTGCTTGTTACCCGTACATGAGATGCAGCCCCTGTAGATGGTGCTTTTACCCACACTGCTAGTGCCAAGTTACGTGTTGGCACAGAAAAGCCCTGCCGTAAATAAGAGCCAGTCGGAAAACTAGCCAGATTCGCGGTACTAGAGCCATCAGGCGCAGTTCCTTGGCCCGACAATGCAGAAGCAGACTCGACTTTTACCCAAGCGCCGTTAGTAAAGTCCTCACTATACGACAATAAGTTATGAGGTGCCCACTTCAACACACCATCGCTGTCTGTCATAGTGGCATTGGATGCACGGCTGTGAGTAACAGTATCAGAAAGCGCAGTCTTAAGGCCATCTACACGGTAGTACTCTTCACCAAAGTCTAAAACAAACTCAGGCTGAATAGCACCAACACCATAGCGCAAGGCTACAAACGAAGCAGTGGTATTGCGTAAGTCTCTCATAGTCTCGTGGAAGCTACCATATTCAGAAACTAGGAACGAGCGGGTACGGTCACTCAAAGCACCTGTGTGGTTCAAGTCACCTAAAGCCTTGTAGTGCATATCGTTAATGGAACCAGCATAACCTTGGCTACGGAAGTACTGGAAGTCTTCATCTGTTGTTGGGAAGAATATCATACCTTAATCCTTTGGGTTTTTCTTACCAGCACTCTTGGTACGGGCATATGATCTGTTCTTAGACTTAGCTTGTGACTTCAGGTTGCTCTTACGGTTATCCTTTGGATTACCATTCTTATGTGCAACATCCTTACCATCACCCTTCTTAGCCTTACCAGCCTTAACCATAGCCGCTCTAGCAGCATTACGTGAAGCTCTACGCTTCTTCTGTTCTGGCTTGCCTTGGTAGTTGGCATACTCTTTCTTGTAGTCCCGCTTTTTAGCTGGCATTACAGATAGCCTCCCATTTAGCTCTGAAGTTATCTACTTCAATTATAGTTTGTGGTGTATCATTACGTGATACTGTAGGGGGTTCGATGCTGCATATAGCGTCAATCCCGTAGTCCACCGTTTTTAGACAGCCGCTTAGTAGCGCTATCAAGATCAGTGTTGACATCAACTTCATCAATTGCCTCCATGTTTTTCTTGTACTCTTTCAAGCCATCGACTTGCTGTTGTTTCTTCTGGTCCCGTTGACCTGCTTTGAATACTAGCAGGATCGAGGCCCCAGCAGCCAAAGCAAGCGCCACAAGGCGTCCCAACTTTGACCCAACAAACCCTAGTAACCACATCACTTACCTCCTGCTATCTGTTTTGCATATGCATCTAACCCAAAGGCTATAGTAACGAAGGCGAAGATTGGGGTGATGAAGAGTTCTACCATCTGTACATTGCCCCAAAAGGCTAGTCCCCCAAGGAACACAAGCATCATCAATGCTAGTTCCCGCTTGAATGTCTTAGTGTTGATACTCACGCTAATCCTCCCTTAATGATCCAACTAACAAATGCTACAACAAAACCACCACCAATGATGAACATTAGTTTATTGAGGTTGGTGTTGAGGCTATCTTGAGAAGACTTTATGTGTGTAATATCACTACGCATCTCTACAATGCTTTTCTCTAGTCCGTGGTGCTCTTCAATATACCTAGCTTGAGTGGCCCTGATTTCAGAGATGTCAGCCGCTAGGTCTTGAATCTCCTTCTTAATATATACTAGCTCGGGTGTGCTCATGACAGAAACAAGTCCTTCTCAAGTTGACGGCGTTTAGTAAGCCCACGGAGAACCTTACCCTTCTGCTTATCCCAACGAAGAAGTTCATTGGCAGCACCGTTATAGTCTTTTTTATTTAGTTTTTTTAGCAAGGTAGACTTGCGGAATGCTGTGCCACCAACATTATAGATGAAGGAGGATAGAGCATCATATTGGTTTTGGTTTAGTGGTACTTGGACATACGTGTCGATTGCAGTCTCCACCCAAGCAAGGTCGTGTAGTAGTAGTGCATCAGCACCCGCTAGTGTAATGACCATACCCTTCTCAGCAGTCTTAGTGTGACCATAGCCGATTGTATAGACATCGTTGGGTGTTGGTAGATATGCCTTTAGGCGTAGGCCCTCAGACTCTTTGATTAGCTCTACGTTCTTAATGCCCGTAGGAGTCCCAGAGAGGCCCTGTGAGGCCCCTCCGTTCTTTTTAGTAGTGGATGTAGCTAAACCACTAAGGATGCTCTGTAGGAGGCTTAGAATAGCTTGGATAAACTTTTCCATTAGTCATCAGCCTCATCACGCATCTCATACAAGTCAGCTAGAAGCTCTTGACGCGCAGGTGTGCGTGGGAGAGCCTTAGTCTCTTTGATTAACTTAGTTACGTCAGAAGCCTTAACCTTACCACCACTATCAACAGTCTTAATTAGAGCATTGATTTTCTTAGTTGTGGCAGAACCTTCACCATGCACTGCGGAAGCATTACTTGCGAGAGAGAGTAGGTTCTCAGAGACCTCACTACTAACTGGTGCTAGGTCTTGAGTTGCAGCAGATGCCTTAAACGCTTCACCACCAGTACGATCAGTACGAAGGTTCTCACCCTCACCTGTTGGTGTCTGTACAAATGCACCAGCTCCAGAAGCAGGGGCTGAAGGTTGTACACCAAGGCTGGTAGTAGCTTCTGGTGCTACATCACTAGGTGTTGCAGGTGGTGTAGTTTGAGTGGAGTTAGTTGGTCGTCCACCACCACCATTGTTCCACTTGTTAATCCAAAGGTCAGCAAACTCACCAGCAGTCATATCTAAGCTACCACCGTTAAGGGTAATAGCGTCATCTGACAGAAGTGTGTTCACAGGACGATCAGGGTCACTTAGGAGCCTAGCAGCACCAGCACCACCTTGTTGGTGAGCTAGATAAAGTTCAGCGCCTGTTGGTTCACGTCCGAGTACCTTACGGAGTCTAGCAGCGTTCTGTTTAGCAAACTTAGCAGCGCCTACAGTTGACTGTTCTGGATTGAACCTATCAGTTACACCAAACTCTTTAGCGTTAGCGTCGATCTGTTGGAATAGACCACCAGCGCTGGAGTTAGGGTTCTTAGCAGCAGGGTTGCCACCAGATTCGATCTGAGCAGTACGCTCAAGGAATCCTTCAGGTAAGCCATACTCTTGCTCAATGCTACCGAAGTCTACACCAACACTCTGAGAGATACGTCCGTTAGCCACTAGGGCTTCAGGTGCAGCAGGTGCAGTTTCATCAACCCCAAGCTCTGTAGTAATAATACCACCAGCATCAATGGTTGCTTGGTTCTTGAATGTAGCCATTGTCTCAGCAGCGAGTGCTTCAGCTTCAGCATCTACAAGGTTGAAGTCGGCTGTAATACGGTCACGTACCTGAGAGCCAATGTTACCAAGGTTCTTAAGAGCATTAAACTTATAGACTACATCACCAAGAGCATCAACATTCTTTTCACCTATCTCAAGGTTCATAGCTGCTGGTTTCTCAGCAAGATAAGCATCACGGTTTGCTTCAATACCAGCTACACCAGCAGGGTCTTTTTCCTTAGAGGTAGCTATAGCAGCCTCGAATGCTGCCATCTTCTGTGTGTGTGTTGGTCCACCATGTACGAGCACAATGTTACCTTGGTCCATAGTAGGGACAAAACCCTGCTTTGAAGCCTCAGTTCTAAGCATCTCTACGTTAGTTGCTAGATCGCTAGTTAGGTTCTTAACCATAGTTGGTTCAAAGTTAGGGTCATGCTTTGCAGCTAGTGCATAGGCTTGTCCTTGGCTCTCAACGTTCTGCTTGTACCAGTTTTTACCAAGTACTAGTGGTGTGTCACCAGACTCAACTTGAGCTACAGTAAATGCAGCCATAGTAGCAGAAGCAAAACCAACGCCCCTCAGAGTCTCTGGGACTTCAGCATATACTTCACCAGCAGATGATGTACCACCCCAGACTTTAGCAAGCTCAGAGAAACCTGCGAATGAACGGTCACGCTCTTGCTTAGATAGGTTCTTAGCGGCCTGTATTGCACCGTCAAAGT